CAGGCGGTGCGCGACCACGGCGGGATCGTGCTGCGGCAGAACGAGGGCATGCGCGGGGTGCAGATCACCGCCACGGCGCTGGGCAACGCGGGCTTCTTCATCGTCTTCGCGGTCGAGTAACCGATGCTCCTGCTGCTGCTGACCGGCGGCAGCGCGTCGCCATCGGTCGCCCTGACCGGGCAGGCTGCAACTGCTGCGCAGGGCGCGCTCGGCCGCAAGCAGGACAAGGCCGTCTCGGGACTGGCCGCCACGGCGGCGATCGGCACGCTCACTCCGAGGGTCGCCAAGTCGGTCGCGCTGACCGGACTGGCCGCGGCCGGCGCGCAGGGGTCGCTGGGCCGCCAGCAGGCGAAGGCGATCAACGGGCAGGAGGCCGCGGGCGCCGTCGGCACGCCCGGCAGGACGCACCAGAAAGCCCTGCAGGGGCTCGCGGCGAGCGGGCAGGTAGGTGCGCTAGCGCCGAGCGTTGAAAGCGGCGTAGAGGTCGCCCTGGGCGGTCTGCAGGCGACCGGCGCGGTCGGCTCTATCGCGCCGGCGCAGGCGAGGGCGGTCGCCGGCCTGGCGGCCACGGCGGCGGCCGGAACGCTCTCGCTCGACATCGAGGTCCGCCTGACAGGCGCCGAGGCATCGGCCGCCGCGGGCAGCCTGTCGCCGACCGTGCCGGGCGCCGAGATCGCGCGGGTCGCGCAGGCGTACCTGGAGATTCCGGAAAGCGTCGAACGGGCGCGCGTCGCGCAGGCGTACTTCGAGCTGCCGGCGACCGCCGAGCGGGCGCGCGTCGCGCAGGCGTACTTCGAGCTGCCCGAGCGCGCCGCCGCGGACGAGCTGGGCGGCAAGCCGATACGCCGTTGGCGCTCGCGGCTGGTCAAGCGCGACCTGACCGACCTGCCGATCCGCGACCGCAAGGAGTTCCTGCGGCGCGTGGAGCGGGCGCTGGAGGCGCTCAAGGGTGACGCCAGTCCCGAGATCAGAAAGCGCGCCGAGAGGGCCAGAAAGGGGCTTCTCGAGGCCGATTCAGTCCGCCGGAGGTCGCTGCTACGGCTGGACTTCAGCGTCGTGCTCGCCCAGATGGAGGTGATCCAGTGGGTGCTCGACGCGCACGAAGAGCAGCGTGACCGCAGGCGCCGGGAGGATGACGAACTGTTCGTCCTGCTCAGTGCCGCTAGATCGAGAGGTTGGATATGACCGAGCAGACCGCGGCGCCCGCGCCGCAACCCGCGCCGACCCCGGCGCAAGAGCCGTCGATGGCGCAGATCGAGGAACTGCTGCGCGCCGACGAGCAGGCCGAAATGACCGGCGACGAGCCGGAGGCCGAGCCCGAGGCGCCGGCCGAGGAAGCGCCGCCGCCACCGGAGCCCGAGGCGCAGGCCGAGGAACCCGAGCAGGCGAAGGGCGGCGACCTGCGCGTGGCGCTGCGCGAGGAGCGCGAGCGGCGCCGGCAGGCCGAGGCGCTGGCCGCGCAGACCGAGCAGAACCAGCGCATCCTCGCCGCCGCAATGCAGCAGCTGCGGCAGCAGATGAACCCGCAGCAGCCTCCGCCCCCGGCGCCCGACTTCGAGACGGACCCGGCGGGATACCTGAAAACGGAACTCGGCTCGCTGCAGCAGTGGGCGAAGCAGATGCAGGAACAGCAAGCCGCCCAGGCGCAGGCATTTCAGCAGCAGCAGGCGACGGCGCAGGCCGAGCAGGCGGTGGTCGGGCAGGAGGCGGCCTTCGTCAAGGCGCAGCCCGACTACTACGAGGCGGTCGATTTCATGCGCCAGAAGCTCGCCTCGAAGATGGAGGTGCTGGGCGTGCCGAAGGAGCAGATCGCCGAGGCGGTGGCGACCGACATGCGCGCCTTCGGCCTGAAGGCGTTGCAGGCGGGCCAGAACCCGGCCGAAAAACTCTTTCGTTTGGCGAAGATTGAGGGTTACAATGGCAGCGCGCAAGCCAATAGCGACAGGCTATCGACGATAGCGAAGGGCGCGGCGGCTACGCGGGGCGCTCGGTCAACCGCCCCGGCATCGAATGGCGAGATGACCCTGGAGCAGGCCGCGCGCCTGTCCTACAAGGATCTCGGCAAGATGAGCGATGACCAGTTTCAGCGGCTGATGGGCGGCTGAAACTCGCGTAATGGGGGCCGCGCAGCGCCCCCGCCGCAAGACCCGTCGCCGCGGGCAATCGGCGTGTCGTGGCGCACACACGGGAAGGTGCGATGAGCGCAGTGGGCCGGCGTTATTGGCTCAAGGCTTTTCATCGACCCCTTTTCGTGAGGCAACACCATGGCAACCACCTCCTACGGCGTGAACGACAACCTCGCCGTCAAGCTCTGGGCGAAGAAACTCTTCGCCGAAGCACTGAAAGAGACGTTCATCTCCGAGTTCATGGGCACCGGCTCTGACTCGGTGGTTCAGATCAAGAACGAGATGAACAAGTCCGAAGGCGACCGCGTTCGCATCGGCCTGCGCATGCAACTGTCGGGCGCCGGCATCGCTGGTGACGGCACGCTCGAGGGCTCGGAAGAGAGCCTGACCACCTACTACGACGACGTGTTCATCGACCAACTGCGCCACGCGGTTCGGTCGGCGGGCAAGATGTCCGAGCAGCGGGTGCCGTTCAGCGTGCGCAACGAGGCCCGCATGGGCCTGCAGGACTGGTGGGCCGACCGGCTGGATAGCTGGTTCTTCAACCAGGTGTGTGGCTACACGCCGCAGACCGACACCCGCTACACGGGCATGCAGGCGGTCGTTGCCCCCGGCACGTCGTCGCAAATCTGGTCGGAAGCGGGAACCACGTCCGACGCCGACCTCGACAACTCTGGCGACAACATGTCGCTGGCGGTGATCGACGCGGCCGTCGTGCTGGCCAAGACCCGCACGCTGCCGATCCGTCCCGCGACGATCCGCGGTCGCAAGTGCTACGCCTTCGTGATGCACCCGTACCAGGTGCGCGACCTGAAGCAGGCGTCCTCCGGCCAGACCTGGATGGACATCCAGCGCGCGCTGGTCGAGGGCGGCTTCATGGGCGAGAAGGACTCGCCCATCTTCAAGGGCGGCTCGATGGTCGGTTACTACAACAACTGCCTGCTGCTCGAGAGCACCCGCATCACGCAGGGCGCGGTGACGACGACCGCCGACACCGACACCCGTCGGGCGGTGCTGCTGGGCGCGCAGTCTGCCGCTTTCGCCTACGGGCAGAAGCAGGGCGCGACCGAGATGTCGTGGGTCGAGGAGCTTTTCGACTACGAGAACCAGCTCGGCGTCTCGGCGGGCATGGTCGCCGGCCTGACCAAGCTGCAGTTCAACGGCATCGACCACGGCGTGATCGTGGCATCGACCTACGCCGCGGCCTAATAGGCATCCGGGCAGGGGTTCGCCCCTGCCCTGACCCCACTTCTCGGAGATTCAGATGGCACTCGGCACTCAAACGCACCTCCCCGTCATCCACTACCTGCGCCAGAACTTTTCTGTCGCGGCCGATGGCGGCGCCGCGGCGACGATCACGAAAACCCTCGGCATCCTCCCGGCCGGCTCGCAGATCATCAACGCGATCTCGGGCCTGTTCGTTGCCACGGCCTACAACGCCGGCACGTCCACCACGGTGGATATCGGCACCTCGGGCAACCACGACCTGTACATGACGCTGGTCAGCGCGCAGACGAAGGCGTTCACCGCGCTCGACGAGGCGGCGACGGCGACGGACGTGAACGCATGGCGCACCTCGGCCACCGCGGACACGACCATCACGGCGACGCTGGTCATCACCGGCACGACCGCCAGCGCGGGCGATGTCTCGGTGGTTGTGGCCTACGTCCCGCCGAACGCGTCGTAATGCGCCGTAGGCAAGTCTGGGCCGAGCGTTCGCGCTCGGTCCTGCCGCAAGAACCCGGCGCCGCGGAGAACCCTCCTCCTCCGCTCGTACCTCCGCCTCCGCTGGCGCCGGCCCCGAAACGCGCGACTCTTCACCTGAGGAAAAAGGATGCCGGCGCTCGACGACCTGAAGGCGCGGATCGCTGAAGAGATCGACCGCACCGACGCGACGACGCCGATCGCGCGCGCCATCACCACGGCGATCGCCGCCTACAAGGCGACCCGCTTCGCCTTCAACGAGGTCGAGGGCGACCTGACGACGGTTGATGGCACCGACTCGTACTCGACGCTCACCGGACTGCCGACCGGCATCCTGACGATCGACACGGCGCGCATCGCCACGACGCCGACCAATCGCTACCTGCTCTGGCCCGTGACGTGGCAGCGCATCGACGCGGTGGACGTGTCTGGAACGCACAAGGGGCAGCCGATCTGGTTCGCCTGGTACGCCGAGAACCTTCGCCTGTACCCGACGCCAGACGCCGCCTACACGGTCAACCTGCGCTTCCTGGGCGAGATGACCGAGGAGACGTGGGCGACGCGCGCCGAGGCGCTGATCCGCACGCGGGCGAAGAAGGAACTCTACCTGCACTACCTCTTCGACGCGGGCATGGCGGCAACCATGCAGCAGATCGAGGAGCAGGAATTGCGCGCACTGAAGCGCGAGGCGAGACTGAAGCAATCCAGCGGGCGGCTCGAGCCGCACGATTGAGGTGAGCGATGCCCGATAGCACCACGACGAACCTGAGCCTCACGAAGCCCGAGGTCGGCGCCTCGAGCGACACCTGGGGCACGAAGCTCAACACCGACCTCGACACGCTCGACGCCTGCTTCAAGGGCGACGGCACCGGCACGTCGGTCGGCATCAACGTCGGCAGCGGCAAGACGCTGGCGGTGGCCGGCACGCTCGCCCTGACCGGCACCATTACGGCCGGCGGCGACACGATCAGCGCGACGGAACTGTCCTACCTGGACGGCGTGACGAGCGACGTGCAGACGCAGCTCGACGCGCGACTCGGCGTGCCTCGCAGCACGACGACGACGACGCTCGCGGTGGGCGATAAGGGCAAGTGCGTGGCGGTGACGGCCGGCATCACGGTGCCGAATGCGACCTTCGCCGCGGGCGACACGGTGTCGATCTACAACGACTCTGCGGCCGGCGTGACCGTGACGCAGGGCGCGAGCCTGACGCTGCGCATGGCCGGATCGACCTCGACCGGTAACCGCACGCTCGCCGCGCGCGGCCTGGCGACAATCTGGTTCAACACCGCCAGCGAGGCGATCATCACCGGGGCCGGTCTGTCGTGAGCGCGATCCAGATGCTCATGGGCGGCGCGGGGATGTTCTCATTCGCGCGCAACCCGGCATCGGTCAACGAAACGGCGAGCGAGCCGCTGACGCTCACGGTCG